ATTTTATCATCCGGGTCAAACATATCTTGCGATGCGTAAGTGTGGTTAGTTGCTACTAAGCCAACATTATGTGAACCAAACATATTAACAGTATTACGAACAAGTGCTGTTAGTGCTTTAGGCTTACGACCCATATCGCCTTTCATATCACCCTTGTTAAACTGATCTACGTCTGTAGGTGTTAGCAACATACCTAGTGAGTCAACAACAAACAGTACCTTAGGACGGTCTTCTTCTGCCATTGCTTTATAGTCTGCCATAAACGTACTAATAGTCTTTGCTACATCATCAATCATTGACATATTAAGTTTTAGTAGTTTATCTTCTGATGTATCTACATCAAGTGCTTGTAGCCACGCTTCGTCAAGTGCGTTCTCTGAGTCAATAAGAACTACGAAGATGCCTTGATCTTGTGCTGACTTAACAATGTTGCCTGAACAAATGTATGATTTACCTGCACCAGACTCACCTGCAAATACAGATACCTTGCCTAGTGGAATACCTTTGTTCCAGTCACCTGAAATAAGATAGTTGAGTGCATAGTTGCCTGTGCTAATCCAATCAGTTGGGTCATTGAACCCTGCACTCATGCCTGTAATGGATTTTGTAAGCGATGTCCTAAACTTAGTAGGATCAAATGCTTTAGTTGCCATATGTATCTCCTAATCTAAAAAGCAATGGGGGATTGCTCCCCCATATAATTTGTTATTGTCCTTGACGGTTTCTAATCATTGCTAGAATGTCTTGTGCATTACCTTCTGCAGGAGCCGCTTCAGCCGCAGGTGCTGCCGCTGGTGCTTCTTCTGCTACAGGTGCTGCCTCAGGTGCTGGTGCAGGAGCAGGAGTAGTAGCCGCTGGTGCTACTGGATCGCCTGTACGTGCCGCCATACCTGCTGGACGGAAGTATTGTCCCCAACGGTCCATGTCAAATGCTTCACCGTCTACTGACGCTTCAAACATTTCTTGCATGACCTTAAGTTCTACTTCACCTGGCTTTTTAGGTAGGAAGTCATTTAGATTAAACAAGCCGTTGTTGTTAACTGCATTCATTTCTGCATCAGTTAGTGGACGCTCTCTACGAGCCCACTGTGAAGTAGAGTAGTCTGCGTATCCGCCTTTTGAAGTTTTGTTAAGACGGAAGTCAACACCAGCAGTATAATCTGTTGGCAATTCTTCCATATCAGGATCCATAAGAGCCTGTTTAATGATTTGGAAGATTTGAGGACCAATAATAAATCTACGGATTGGATTTTCCGGAGTAGTATCCTCTGCAATTGGATTGTCAGTTACAAAGCCTTGGAAAATATAAGAACGTTTTTTCCAGTACTTACGACCCATATCTTCTAGACTTGGATCTTTAAACCAGCCACGTACTTCATTAAGAATGTTACATGTCTCGCCGTACATTTCCATACACGGAATTTGTACTTGTACTGGCTTGCTACCAGTTTCACCTTTCACACCTGCGAAAGGAAGTTTAATCATCAAACGTTCTACCCAAAAGAACGTATTATCTGCGTTGCCGTCTGGCAAGAAACGCATAGTAGAAGTTTCACCTTCTTTCATGTTCCAAAATGGGTAAATTGCGTTGTCGCCGCCGCCTGAAGAATTACCTGATGAACGGTTTTCTTGTTCTTTGAGCTTTGCTCTGATTTCTGCTAATGATGCCATAGTTATGCCTCCTTAAATTATTGCCTATGTCTATGTGCCTTTAAAGTGTATAGCACATACTGTATACTATACACTCTTAAGATCAAAAGTCAAGTGTTTTTTTGACTTTTTTTTGCCTTTTTATTAAAGATTCGCCAATTCGCGAATTCTATTGAGCTCGTTTGAGCTCTGATTCATCTCAACAAACTTGTGTTGTACTGCTTCGATGAACTTTTCTGCTACAGGAACGTATTTGTCACCGTAGTCTTTTTCTACCATTGTTAGAACTGCTGTTTCACCTTTAGGGAATGATCCAGTTTCTCTATCAAAGTAAGAAAGAATAAATTCTGTTACTGGTACTTTAGCATCTCCGCTTTCTTGTAGTGATGTACCTGTTGGTTGTGGATCAATGTCATCAAATAGTAGTCCAAAGAACCATTTAATAACACGAAGACCGCCGATAATTGTTAAAAGTACTAGTCCTAGTGGCAACCAGTTTTGAGCCGCAATTTTTGCAATTTGGCTGATTGTGCTACCTTCAAATGATGGTAGAGCATCTTGTAGTTTCTTAGCCGCATCGCTTTGTGTTACTGCCTCAATGCCTGACTTGGCTAGATCGGTTGCTTTATCCATTGCACTGTCTAAGCCGCCGGTGCCGCCTGTAACTTGATTAGCAACATCGTCAACTTTGCCTGTAACTGCACCAACTGCTTGGTTGACCTTGTTAGCAATGTTATCGTTTGTTGTAGCGATCGTATTTTGTAAAGTGTCGAGCTTATCGCCAACTGCTCCAATATTATCTGAAATGCTATCTTTCAAATCGTTTTGCATATATTTTGCCGCACCAATAGTTGCACCAGTTGCCACAAGTGGTGCCGCAAC